CGCTCATTCTAATAGACCACTTGCGAAGTGGGATCTCTTAAAATGATCGTTTCCATCTGCTCACCAGTCTTGACATCAATTATATTGAGTCGGACACGTGTGACAATGGGTCGATCATTACTCGAGAACCTACTAAGCCAGCTGCGTTCAGAATCGACGACCAGGCCTTCACTCCCATTTGGGCGAAGGATTGCTGGATCAGGCGAGATACCCCCTATATTGGCGGTCTCCCCTGGCACATTGCGTGGCGATTCTGTAGATCCCTCACAGGATTCCGCACAGGTCTTTAGATGCTCTTCCCCAAGAGCGACAATCTCGGTGTTCGCCGAATTGTCTTGAGCAGGGAGAATTCCAAATTCTCCCATCACTTTGCCTTCGAATTCGAGGTCTAGCAAAGCGTTCCAGCTAACTGGGTTCCATTTTAGGTGCGTAGGAAATGATGGTCTCACTGAGACTCTCGACTCCTCGTTCAGGAATTGGAAATTCGCTAATTTGTTGAAATCGAGCATCCCGAAGAAACTTAAATCGATACCTTCAGCCTCTCTCTCTGCCTGACGTAAGGTTCTCTCAAAAAGGGAACCTTCCGTCAATTCACGGCTTGAACTTAGTTCAAGGTGGGACAGATCAGGGACTTTAAAGCCAAGATAGGCTGAAGTTCGATCATTCATCAAATCTGGAGATAATTGGAAAGCAGGGATTGCAGCCCCTCTTTCCGTTTGAGGCCTTGAAAGCTTCATTCTCTTATCCACCCTTGATAGAATTAGATCATTTTGTATCGTTTCTTCTGGATCAAACCACGAAACACCGGCAACCCTAAGGGCAACTAACTTCTGCAAAACTGTTGAGTTATTACAGTCGCCAGGTAACCCCAGACCACCTAACGTGTCCGGGAGCGTCCAAGACCTCTTAGAGGCTTTTAACGCTCGACCGTTGTGGTAGTGGAAGCATTCCACCATTCGATCAACCTGCGAAGGATCGTCAATATGAGCGATGGCCTGTCTCAGCTTTGCGCAAGTCGCGAATAGCTGAGCATCGACATCTAGCTCTGACATCTCTTCCCTACGGGTATCGGATTGGACCTTGCTTATACCTGCAATGAGACCTGGATCGACATGATTCATCGACTTAATCCCAAATACAACAGTTCGCTCAGTACCATCCATTTCCTTCTCCATTTCCTCCACACTCTCTATACGTGCGAATTTCGTCCACTCCTCTCGTGTCCAGGTGTAATCAATCCAGTAACAAGTACTGTTGATCATCATCCAGTTCCGTGCCTGGAAGTTCTTTCCGATGGAAGGGGTCAGCCCCAATTCCACCATCGTATCCTTCCAGATATCGTAGAGCTCATCATTGGCTATGAAGACAATATCGTCTCCATTAACCATGACACAATACGCCGCGAGTTCCTCGTACTCCACTTTCCTTTTCTCAAATCGTTCCACAGCCACCCAAAATCCCGCAATGTTTATTGTACACAAAGCCGGAAATGAAGATGGACTGCCCATTAACTGGCCCCAGGTCTGAACGACCGGTTCCAGTGGGGGTTTGGTTGGATCAACCTGAGAGAGAGCCGTCGATTCCTCAACAGCCCATTTAGGGTAGTGGATCAGATGGCCAGTCATGGTTGACTTTAGCCTCTTAACCTCTAGCGGACACAGGTTTAACTGTTTTCCAATGATTTCACAGTATTTAAGTGAAACACGTGGATTCATACCGTCCGTGGCAGCATCATAATCTCCAGCAACCCAAAACCACCCCTTGGGAACTACCTTTCCGACAAATTCGTCGTCAAAGAGTTCAGCCTCGTGTCTCCGACCCATTAATTGCATGTAGCGATCCTTACGGAGCGCGCCATGTATGGTCCTTTGGAG